AGAGTCTGTGACTTCTTGGTGTAGTCCAGCCCCTTTTGATACCCATCCACCAATTCGTCGAAGGTGACTTCCTTTTCCTCACCAGCGGCTTTCACTCGGAATCGCTGTGGTTCAGGCTCTACCTCTACTTCTTCGGTTTCAAGCACCTCGGGTTCGGACGCCTCGACTTGTTCTGGTTCCTCTTGAGCTTGCGGGGCGGCTTGTTCAGCTTCCGTCGGCTCCATCAGTCCCAAAAACGCGCCTGCGGCTTCGTTTACCGTCATCGAGACATTCCCGGATTCCGGGGCCATGTTCTCAGCCATTTCGTTCCTCAGTTGTGTCTGAAAGCGTCAGACTCGCATCAGAGGATTTTCCACCGCTTCTTGACCATCTGGTCTTCGGAAGCAATTGCGGAAAAGTGCCCCATTATTTCATCAAGTAAGCGAAGTTTCAAATAGGCTCGCTCACGAATGTCTATGTCCATCTCATCCGAATTGGTAATAACACTCATAAGTGTTGACCGGATGGAATCAATCTCTCCGGTAAACCATTCGTCACCCAGAAGCGTTTTAGCCCGTTCTGACTTGTTCATCGAAATCCTTGACCAATGGTGTATCCCATGCTCGGGAGCATCCCAACTGCACGGCCAAACTGGTCTTGATTTACACCAAAGTTAGCAAACGCACCCTGTTGGGCCTGATCTAGAGTAAATCCTTGACCCATAGAGTCGATGATTGCTTGGGCGACTTGCGAATCTGTGAATCCAGGCGCGGCCGGAGAAGCACCAAGAAGCCCAGTTGCCGCTGATTGAGGAGTCGACAGCAGCCCTTGGTTATTTTTCTCAAGAGCAACAACATCAGCCGCTCTATAAGCCTGTTCGCTAGGAACCCCATATACCCGCATCGCGCCAGCAATTGAGTCTGGCAGGCTAAATCCCTGAGCCATAGACTCGCGCAGGGCTTGAGCCACGCGAGCATCTGTATAGGTCGTGGGCGTTGTAACTGGCGGCTTGACAACAGGAGTGGTTACTGGCGCTGTTGGAGTCGTCACAGTTCTTACAGAGCTGGGAGTGACAGTTGTGGATGGCATATTGCCACCCTCAATCTGATCCACAACACCAGCCTGCTGATTCCTGATTGCATCGTAGTCAAAAGCACCAGGCCGGAAAGCAACCTCAGCATTCTCAACTCTTGGCACATCATAGAGAAGTGATCCGGGCGTTCCAGAGATGAAACGCTGCGCTCCAGTCGGCATCTGCTCGCGATCAGCCAAAAGCCCAGGGAATTGATAGGTCGGAGCCGATCCCCGGAACTGCATAGAGGAACGGTCAACCAACTGCATTGCGCGATCAAACTGCGACTGGCCAACCCCGTAGTTGTTCAATGCGCCTTGACGAGCTTGTTCTAGGGTAAACCCTTGAGCCAAAGAGTCGCGGATCGCTTGCGCCACTCGAGCATCAGAGAAAGTCGTACTCGGAGCGTTTTGGACTTGATCCAATGCCTTGTTGAAATCATTTTCAGACAAACCGAAGTTCGTCATCGCGCCCATCTTGGCTTGCTGAACAGTAAAACCAGCGGCAATTGCGTCTTGGATTGCCTTGGTAACTTGCTGCGTGGTGTATGTAACAGCAGGTGGCGCAGTCGTGGGAACCACAGCGCCAAGAGAAATCTGCTCATTGATCCCGGCTTGATTGATGGCAGGGAAGTTGTCGAGCAGGTCTTTCTGAGTCAACCGGAGCTGTCTCACAAGATCATTAAATGATCCGTAATCGTCAGATTGCTGCGCCTCCACCAATCGGGTGGCAAGCTCATTCTTTTGTGCAACTGTCAGTTCCATGATTTACCCCGGAATCTCAATGTTGGAGGAGATGCCTGCGCCGATCTTTGCGGCCTTGAGTTGGACTTCGGCCTCGAACTCTTGGCGCTTAAGCTCCAGTTCAGCCGCAGCCTTCTCTCGCGCCAGTTGAATCTCAGCAGCCGCCTTCTCTCTGCGAGCCTGAATATCGGCCATCGCCTTCTCGCGGTCAATCTCCAACTGGGCCTGAGCCTGCATCATCATCGCTTGGATGGCCGGATCGGGTTGCTGTTGCTGTGGAGGAGGATTGCTCAGAGCCTGGTCGATCTCAGGCGTGACGGGCTTGAAGAAAGTCGCTGAGTCCTTGAACCCTGCGGCTTCGATCATCCGTCCCAGAGTCTCGCGGTACTGACCCACCGTCACCAAAGGATTGGCAGGGCCGAACTGCTGAAGAATCCGCTCCTGCTTGTCCAGGATCATCGCAAGCATCGCCATCTGCTCTTGCTTGTTGCCCGTTCCCAGACCGACAGAGATGGTCACATCGTACTGATTCGACCACTCACGGGGGTCAATCGGAACGTACTGCCCACGCATCCGAATGATCCGTGGCTTGTCTTGGTACTTGCACAGAAGATGCAGGATGCCCTTGAAGAGTGACTTCACCCCAGTCTCAGCGAAGTTCCGAGCGATGAGTTCCATCTTGCCAGCAGAGGCGTTCTGGAATGCAGCCACAGCGGTAGCGGTGACATTCTGTAGGACATTGGGATCAAGACCTTGCGTAGCATCCGACACGCCCGTGCGCTTGGCCTGGACTGCATCCAGGTACTCGAGCATCGGGAAGGCTTGATTCGCCACAGGCTGAACCGCCATTGGAACCACCGCATTGGGGTTCTTCATCCGAATCACACCACCAGGCGTGGGAGAGATGAGATCGTCCAGGTTTACCTGACCATCCACCGCACCAACTCGGTAGTTATTCGTCAGATACAGGTTATCCAGCATCTGCCGGGTGATCGTGGATTTCTGTAGCTGCAAGTCCATGACCTTATCCGCGAGAGACAGGCCATAGAACTTGTGCGGAACAGGGATCGGGCAGAGGCTATGGAAAGGAATGTAGTCCGTTTCCGTTTCCTCGAGAATCTCGCTTCCTGCGTACCAAACTTGGAGCAGTTCGGCCAGACCATCACCATCCCGGTCTGCGCGGATGTAGCACTCGTACACCTCCACATCCTGCATGGCAGGGTCGAGGCTTTCGTCTTGACTGGGTTGTTCACCCTCAGAGTACCGGGCCACCCGCTCAGGAGAGAAGCTCAGATCGTCATAAGCCGGAAGGTCGCGGACAACATCCTCCGGGAAGCCCATCGCCACCAGGTCAGACCGAGGGATCAGTCTGCGGTGAGCGACGAAGGGAGAGTCCTGGATCGTTGTGGCCTTCTTGGAGATCAGGAATTCCTCCGGAGGAATGTTCTGAATCGCCACCCGTCCGATCTGGTTCTTCTTCTTGACCTTGACGGTGTGAGATGCCTGCACCAGCGGCATGCCGTCCAACCCAATCGCAGGACTTCCGTCCATGTTTGTGATCGGGGTCACAACTGTTTCCTGCTCGATGATCTCCCGAGTCCCGTCTGCCAGGAGCATCGTGAGTTCGTCATCGGTCAGGTTCTGATAGGTCTCCTTGACAACATCAATGCGGTTGTCCCAGTAAGCCTTGACCACGCCAACCTTCTCAAGCAGCGCATCCTTGAACCAGTCATGCAGGATGGCAAAGCCAGGGTTGTCCTTGTAGAACACCCAGTTCGAGTAGTCCGTGGCTTGATTCGCGCCCTGTTCATCACCGGGGCCGACAGGCTCATAGCGGATGATGTCATCCGAAGCGGTGAAGATGCGGATCAGTTGAGGAATCGCGCCGTCAATGACCTCTGCCACCTCTCCGGTGACGATCTGGCTTCGGCCCTCTACCTCGTTCCCGTAAGGGTAACGAAGGTAATACTCAAGTGACCGGGTTCTCTGCTCGGTTGTCTCCGTTTGGAGATACCCGATCGCTCCATCGATTTCGGCCTCGAGCAGGCTTTTCAGGCTTATCTGATTCATGCTTTTCCTCTAACGCTTTGATGCGTCGCTCTAGCTCCGCGAGTTTGGCGTTGACGTTGCCTTGAGGCGTTGCCCACATTAGACCACCCACCTTGTGTTAACGCTAATCGGCTTGCTCCAGTCGCCCTGTTCATGAATCCCGATAGCAAAGTATCGGAACGCATCGGACGAATGAGAGGCCCAGTCGTGTAGCGGTGTGTCAAAGAATACGTTTCTCTTCTCGTCAAAGTTGCGCCGATAGTTCCTGAGCGCGTCTAGACCCTGCTTCACCTTCGGCACATTAAACCAGCACTTCGGGAGAATGCGTCTGACGCTCTGGATTCCATCTGCAACTGACAAGCGCGGAGCAACCGTTATTTGTAGCCCTGCCTCTTGCAGCATTTCCTTTCTGCTGCGTCCTGTCCCCAATTCTCGCACTTCTACGTCATGAGGCAAGATGTGTTCGGCTGTATGCCACTTATTCTCTTTGAGCCAGTTCACATACCAATCTAGCCCTTGGCCGTGGTTTTCCACGAAATCCATCACCCGGTACTCTTGTCCGACCACCTGAACCACCCAGATCGCGGTGGTGTCAGACATCCCCAAGTCCCAAGCGGTGAATGTCCGGGTCAGATCGTCCCGGTCTATGTTCGTGAGCCTGCCCTTCTCTTCTAGGTCGTTTATCAGCGCCCCGTAGTAAGAACCCTCGACAGCGGCATGGAATGAACATTCGAACTCCTGGTTGTACTTGTCCTGCCCCATCTCACGGCGAGCGGCGTGGAGTTCGGTCTCAGGAATAAGGTGGGTCTGGGAGGCTTTGAACTCCAGTAAGCCCCAGTCTTCCTCTTCCTCGGCCTGGTCTCTCAGGTCTTTGAAGTGGTTTGATCCCTTTGGGGTTCCGAGGAACAGCGCCCATCCCAGTCGGTCTGACAGCGCAGGACGAACAATGTCAGTCCAGATTCGCGGGTCTTGGTCGGCAATCTCGTCAATGATGACGCCATCGAAGTATTGGCCTCGGAGGGAGTCAGGATTGTCTGAGCCGTAGAGCTGGATTCTGCGCCCCCAGAAGTCCGTGCGGAGTTCCGAAATGTTCGGAGTCGCGCCCAGAGGCTCTGTGTATTTCAGCAGATAGTCCCAGGCCACACGCTTTGCCTGACCATAGGTCGGAGCGATGTAAGCATATCGGGGGGCTTCCTTACGGTTCTCCACCGCATCTCGAATGATGTGGTTCAGAGCGGCGACGGTCTTCCCCATCCGTCGGTGAGCCACCACCACACCAAAGCGGTGATCCCGCATCATCTGATGGATGGCGAGTTGTGGCTCTCGTTTGCCCATGAGACCATCATCTCAATCGGAGTTCCGTTCTCGCCAGTAACCTCAGTACGGGCCAGCTTGGGAATGTGGTACTCAATCGCTCTGAGATACAAATCAGCCGCTCTACCGGGATCGGGTTTAACGCCCTCAGAACCCTCTGCAACGCGATCAAGCCATTCTTGGAGCTTGTGTGCGTTACCCTCTGCAAAAGTGGCTATAGCGGCTCTTACATCGGCCGTAGCCCTATTTGGTGAGCCTTTTGGCCTTCCTCGATTATTGGAACCTTGTTTATTCATATTTCCGACTCCTTTCGGGCCATCGGTAGTTAAGTTGGCTTAGTCTACACGCTCTTCGTCTAGCAAGCCAAGGATCATGGGAATGCTTATACCCATAGCGGCTAATGAAGCGAGGAGATCGTTCTCATTCATTCGAGCAGGGTCAAATGCAGCGAAGCGGGAGCGAAGAGTTTGTGGTTTTAAGGTTGCAACAATGGTCGACGGATCGCCACGGCCAACAGTTGTCACGCTTGGATCGCGCATATTTTTGAATACTACGGAATCCGCTTTGCTTTTACGCGCATCTTTTAGTGCTTGCTCAATAAACTCAGCATCATAACTGCCGCCTGACATTTCCCAACCTTGGGGATTGTTCATTCTTACCTTAAGCGGAATCACATTTGCGCCACCAAGATACTGCCTGGCAATTTGACCATTGTCGTTGTAGTAAGGCCCGGCAACAAACTCTTCAGACACTTGAGGATTTTTGCTACTGAAGACAGCTTTTTCCGTTTTGCTTACTGTTGCTCCGCTACCAATTTTAGAAAGATCAAACGCTGGAAAGTCTTTTGTGGTTGCGTGATACAGATCAGCGTCGGCAAATCCCATTGCCCTGGCCCGATCCATCGCCGTGTTGTTCTCAGGAAGTCCAAGCATCTTCACAGCGTTCTGACGGGCGGTTTCTAGAGCTTGCGTCCTTGGGGCATCCTTAAGCGCTCTTCCGGCAGTTTTGATCGCAGCAGGAGCAGCAGCCAGCCCCATTACGGGAGCGGCAGCTCTCCGAGTATTCTCATAAACGGCGCGTTCGGCCTTGGTCGCATCTTCTGGCAAGTCAAGATCAAGAAGTGCGCGGGTTCCCGCACCACGGACACCACCACCCACCATCCTCTGCCCAATGTTGCGGCGGTTGGCAAAGTCTCTCAGCTCATCCAAGAGTCCTAGAAGTGGTATCGGCCCAGCCATGACTTACCTCTTTTTGTTTCGCTCAGAAATAGCCTTTGCCTTTGCTTTGGCATCGGCCTTACTGTTTGCTCCCCATGCCTTTAGGCTCAGGAGGAGTCTTGTGGGTTCGCCGTTCTTGTACTCTGGCCCCGGCATATTGCCCATCCTTGCTAAGAAAGATGCGCGTCTAGGGTTATCCCCACTCTTTACCGGGGGCTTTAGGTTAGAACCAGGGTTTTCCCGCTCATAGGACTTTCGGCCCTTTTCATTGAGGCCACCCTTGGGGTTCTTCCCTTCTTTGCGAGACCAGGCGGCGCTCATTTCTTTGCCGTCTTAGCAGCGGCCTTGAAAGCAGCAGCAGTCGGCGCTCCCTTTGTTCCAGGCTTTCTCATCCGCTCAGGAGTCTTGCCTGCGGCCTTCTGGCGCTCGATGCGCTCACGCTTGGCGTGGATGTTGGCGTAGAGACCCTTCATTT